CCTACTATTTTTAAATTCTTTTCAGGAATTAATCTTTGTAGTACAGAAGTAGTAGCGTCTACAGTTGATTGCATTTCATTTTGAATATATGAAACCATCGATTCTTTGAAGTTGTTGTAAGTGGTTTTTTTTGCTTCAAGAGAAATAATATCTTTAGGTATATGCAGAGCTGTGTAAATTAAGTTACCATCAACTTTTACCGACTCATCTAATCCTAAATCTCTTAAAGCAATATGTAATGATTTCCAGTCTAAATTAGATTTTGTAATTATACCTCTTTTTCTATTTCCAGATAATCCATAAGCTGAATGGAATAAAGATTCTACTTCGTTCTTTTCACCATCATCTAATGGGAATCCACTGTCTTTTGTAGTAATTAATTCTTTACCATTTGTTTTAAGTATAATATTTTTAGCAAGTAAACTATCTTTAGTGTTTATTAATGTTTGCTTTAAGCCATCAACTCTACTTGAGTTATCAAACATATTCTTATGCATTGCATTTGGCAAATCATAAAAGAATAATAAATCTCCAAATTTTATTTTTAAATTTTCACCCATGCTATCATAAACAATTCGCTGATTAGCTATTGTTTTATCATAAGCTCTATTCCTCATAGGTGTAATAAAATCATCAGGATATTCTATTAAATCAACATTTAATAAGAAAAAAGATTCAGGCTCATTAAAAGTAAAGCTCTTTTTCACATATAAAACTGCTTTCCCTTGAGCTATCTGCATAAACATTAAACTCTCAAGTAAATCATTTTTAGTTTGATAATAATTAGGATTATTTAATAAATCTAAAATTTTATGCTCAACTCTTTTCCCAGTTCCTACTTCCTCAACATGAAATCTTGCCTGAGAAAATAACTTCGATACAAATAATAAAGCTGGAGTTAATATAGGATGATTTTGAGCAATATAAAGATTATTAGTGTTTGCAGTCCATTCGTTATTTCCTGAAAACATATAGATACTATCTCCACTTTTATTTCTTGTATAAAAAGGATTTAGCCAGTTTGGAATATTTATAGCCATTATTTGCGATTTTGATTATTACATCATTTGTCACAAAATTAGAAAAAAAAATGACTAATTAAATTTTTATTCTTAAATATTTAATCAAGTAAGTAATAACGTATCTTAAAGCATCCATATAATGGTCGTTATTCTTTACTGGAATATCTGTAGCTTTCCCATATCTATCCAATGCCCAAGAGTAAGTGTTGTATTCAGAAAAGAAATCAGAATCCATTACAAAGTAAACTGTGACTCCCTGAACTAATTGAATTCCAAACTCAACACTACCACCTCCTTTAATTGCTCCAACAGCTATAAAACCACCAATTTTTAATGAATTTATATATTGGTCTTTTGCTGAATCACATACAATCCAACTTTTACCTTTAATAATAGATTTAACATTCAATTCCATTGCAGTTACGATAGAATCGTTTATGTCGTTTAAAGGTTTGTACATTCTCGGATATACATAAAAATCTCCATCTCCTCCATATTTAACCTCAACACAAGCAGTAGGATTTGAAGAGCCAAAATCTAAACCAAAATAAGAAGTGTAATTTAATGATTCAAATTTTTCAGCAGATATTTCTCTCCATCCCTTGTAAATCCTATTAGGCTTTTCTGCTTGTAAACCTAAACCGTAAACCATCCACATGAATTCACTTGCAGTTCCTTTTCTTACGTTCTCAATATGTGGTGGAGGTTGATTAGTTTGAGTTATAACAGAGCCATTGTAATAAACATTACCATTTTCGATAGTGTAACTTCCAGTTTCCCATGGCTCATAGCTTAATAACTGCTTAACAATCATCGGTGGACAAAATGAATTATCTTTAAAAGTAGAATGTATAAAGCAAGTTTCCTCGTCTAATCTGTACTTTTCTAAAAAGAAATCTTTTGATGGATTGTAATCACAAAATATTCTGTCAGCAGTCCTTTGAGTTATCTGTAAATAAACTTCATGGTTAAATTCAGAAATCTCGTTAAAAAATGATATATCTTGAGCAGAACCTAAAACTTTTCCTATATCATCAGCTCCCTCAAAAACAATATAAGAGCCTGTAGGCATATATGTGAATGTTCCTTGCTGCTTATTCTCTTTAAATTTTCTATAAACATTTTTATCAGCTCTGATTATTTTTCTGAAGTCTTCTAATACTGTTGAGCGACAAACATTTTTTAAGTTTCTCCAAACAGTAACTTTTTTTGCTATATTAGTTATTAAGTAAAGCATCAGTAATTGCATTATTGAATAACTTTTACTTGAACGTGAACCACCTACAGAAACTACTTGTCTATATCTATTGTATGATGGTTCAATAGGTATTTCTTGTTCTTTATATTTTATACATCTAAGATTAAACTCATCATCAGTTAATTGACTGATATAATTAGTATATGTTTTTTTGTAAGTTCTTGTTACGCTTAAATGCATAAATTATATATTAATTAGTAAAAATATACTTTATCAGTAAGACTGCCAAGCCAAACTGAGAAAGAAAACCTAAAAATACAGTAAATAAAAACCATATTCCAAATAATGCAGATTTCAATTCTTCTATTCTACGTTTTTTTAATTTTTTATTAAATTCAACTTTATCTTCTTTTTCTACTGTTTCCATACTATTATTTATTTAATTGTGAATACTATTCCTTTTTTAAATAACATATCAATATATTTTGTGTTATTTTCTTCTAATGCTTTAGCGAATTTATTAGGATAATTCCATCCTGATTTAACTGCAACAATGCTTTTAATTTTTCCAGTACCTTTACAACAACTCATACTACTATGGTTTTAATTAATTTTTGAAAATCTTCTAAAGTACGGATTATATAATAGTTAAACCCATTTTCTTCTACTCTTTTTTGCCAAAATAACTGCTTTGTGCTTTGACTTCCTTTTTCATTTTTCAATTCTATACAATGAGTTTTACCATCAAACATAAAAAGCAAATCAGATACTCCAGCAAAAACACCTATTTGTTTGAATTTAGCACCTTCTCTTGCATTCCTTGAGCCACCATTAGGCACATGAAATAATAAACCTCTTAAGTTTGGATAAGTGTTCCAAAACCAAAAATAACACTTTTGTTGTAAAGCATCTTCGCTCTCACCTTTTATTGATACTTTGATGTTTTTATCCATAATTAATTATTTTATATAAAAATCCCCCAAAAAAAGAGGTCGGACATCTCAATCTAAGGAGGATTTAAAAATTTAAAACAAATAATACAAAAATAATTTTTTGTTAAGACTCCGACTATCTTATTACAAAGATACGGAAATTACCCAGTTTTTCCTACACTATGCGAAAAACTTTTTTCTTCCTTATTTGTATCGTGTACATGGATATGAATCTCGTTATCAACTTCATTATTGCCATCTGAAATTTGCCTTGTAATTTTAGGCTTAAAGAATTCAATCAATTTTAAATAAACTCGAATGTACTCTCTTGGAGGTAAAGCTATCAACTCTGTTGTAAATTTTTCAGTAAGTTGCCCATCTATCATTTCTTTTAATTTCTCCCATTGGTCTTTTTTATCTTTTGTGTTGTTATTTAATTTTATATCAATATTAGATTCAGTAATTGAATCTTTTTTATTAATCAATTCAGTTGAATCAGGATAAGAATCAACTTCAACAGATAAAGATGAAGAATCTTTTATTACTTTCATAGCAGACTCTTTAAAAATATCATTTAATTCTATTTTAGCTTTTTTATTTTTCATTAGTTAGTTTTTTAGTAGTTTTAATAAAATCAACCATCATCATCTCTATTACATCAGTCATACTATAACCAACATTAGCACACGCATTTTGGAATTCAATTTTAATAGACTCTTTAAATCTAAAGGTTGTATGAGGATTAGTTTCTTTTTTAGTCATATGATTAGATTATACATACAAACCTACAAAACAAAACCAACATTGCCAAATCATCAAAAGCTAAACTTCAATATTGGTTTATTCGGCCCAATCATTTAAATCAAAATTCCAGCCATATCTAAACATGTAACGTTTGTAACGT